AGGTATACTTTACCTTCTTCACCATTATAATACTCATCTACTTCTTCGTATCCTCCGTGAGGTACAGAGATACAGTATGTTTTGTTCATTTCTACCTTAGACATTCACAACTCTACCTTTTCCAATCCACTCAATCTCTTCGAACTTATCTTCATAAGTACGACCATCAACCGTGAATCCTTCGGCATGCCTTTCTGCAAGGATATACTTAACTGCTTCCCTTGCGGTAGAAAACCTTTTCCAGTTTTCTTTTCTTGTGTTTAACTTTAACTTGATTTCATATGCTTTCATGATATTTTTCCTTTCATTTATCATTCGTATATTATTACTATACTATATACAGACTAAAAAGTCAAGGACTAATTTAACTTTTTTTCAAAAAAAAAGGGAGACCGAAGTCTCCCCAAAAGAATAAATCTTTTAAACAGTAATACTAGACCATTATGTCTTGGACTTTCATGATTCTATAGTACTGGTTAGTTTTTACAGTTGCTAAACCGTTAGCAGGTGTTGAACCTACGAATGGGTTTGAAGTCATACCGTAGCGAGTCTTGAAACCAATTTTCGGTGCGAAAGTGCTTTCAGAAACTGCTTTTACCATTTGTAGTGGTACATATGGGCAATAGAATACGCCAGCGTCATATGGGTTTGTACCCTTATAACCTACTGTCATGTAGTCTGTGCTTGCATATGGGTCGATGTATACTTTGATACGTCCGTTTAATAGACCAGCAAAAGTGTTACCTGTGTCATCAACCTGAAGGTTGTTAGAGATAGCAGGTGAGTAGTCTAAAGTTCCGGCAGCAGCAAGAGCAGTTGCAACGTCGGATGAACATATTACTATGTTACCTTTACCGCGACGAGTTTCTTTAGCAATTACGTTTGCTTCTCTGTCGATTTGTACTCCGAGACCTTTAAATTTCTCAGCAGACCAACGTCCGTCTGTATCTGTTTCTACGTCAAAGATACCTTTAGCAGCAACAGATGATTGTTGTGCACCAGTTTTCGCTTGTGAGTTAATTGTTCTGATAACTTCGCGGTTGATTTCAGCGAGGATTTCAGTTGACAATATGTTTGCTAACTCTGTTTCAGCATCTAAACCGTGGATTGCTTTAAGGTCTTGAGCAAGTTCTAATGAATACTCTGCCTGTAAAGCACGTGACTTAGCAGTAACAGTTTGCTTCTCAATGGTGAAACCCATTGAATTGAAAGCAGAACCGCCAGTTGCACCTAATGCTTCAGCATCAGCAGTTGGCATACCGCCTGCACCTAGTGCAGTTAGACGTCCACCTTCTGAGTCGATACCATTCCAACCAGATGCGTTATCTGAGTCATGTGTACCACCTGAGTCACCTGAGAAACGTGTTTCTGCTTCTGAGAATAATGCTTCTCTTGAAGAAGTTGCACCTTTACCATATCTTGCTTTCATAGCAAAGATAAGACCAGTTGGTCCATTCATTGGTTGAACACCACATACGTCGTATGCGAGTAGGTTTGGCATTGAACGTCGTACTAATGAGATTAATACTGGGTCAAAGTTGGCAACAGAAGATGTACCTGTGTTAGTTCCGGCAGCGTTCTCTGTTAAGAAACCGTGCATTGCTGAACGCTCTTCTGACATTGCGCGTTCTTGGTTTTCGAGGATAGCGGCAGTAACTTGACGTCTGTGATGGTCTTTAATTGCTTGACCTTCGTCTAGGACTGGTGCCCACTTTTCGATTAATGTGTCGTATGATTGTTGCATTGTGATACTTCCTTATTTTAATGCTGTTTTACGAATTGTAGAAAGATAAGATGCCATTACATCAGAAACTTCAACCGTTTGGTCTGCTTCTTCTGCAATGTCTTGACTTACTTCTTCTTTGATTATTTTACTGAAATATGACTCTTTGATTGTGTTTACTTTTTCAGCGAAGATTTCTTCACTTCCAAAGTCTACGTCTTCAACGAGTGACTTAAGTTTTTCAAGTTGAGTTTCAGCAAGGTCACGAGTTGCTTCACGTATAATTGTGTTGCGCTTATAACCTTCTAGTTCTACTGTAGTGTCGATTACTTTCTGTGTTTGTTCGTTGAGTTTTGTTTCCAACTCATCAACGGACTCAGCAAGTTCATCAACTAGGTCAACTTTAGATTCTGGAACATCAATGTAAGACTCTGTGAAGAGGTCTTTCATTTTCTCCATGAAAGTTTCAGCAATCTCAGTACGCAGACCATTCTGCACAGCAAGTTTGTTGTCTTCCATCCAAGTTTCAACTACATAGTTTAGGTAATTATCCACTTTCTCTACAAGGTCAGATTTAGTTGAAGATACTTCTTCTGCTAATTCTGCTTTGTATTGGTCTTCTAATCTGTCAACTTCTTCTGAAAGTTTTGATTTTAGAGCGGACTCAAAAAGTATTGCGGTTTTTTGCTTAAACTCTTCGGAAAGAGTTGCTTCAGACTCAACTAGTGCTTCTAATTCAGCAGAAGTATCTACAGTTGTTTCAACAACAACTTCACTATCTTCCATATCTACTGACTCTGCGTGATAACTTGCATACATGCCTTTCATGTCTTCTTTAGACATCATAAGCATTTTGTTAGTCATCGCACTAATCATACCCGCTTTTGTTTTTGGGTGGACTTTCTTAATTTGGGGGGGAGCATCTTTTACTACTTTAGAAACTGCAGCAACTTCATCTTCTGGTGTTGTTGCGTCAGGGTCTTCTTTAGGTTTTGGTGCTTTACCATCCATTTCTTCGAGAGTTTGTTCAACGATTTCGTCTGTTACTACATCGTCGAGGTCTTCATGTTTTTCAGTCATAATGACTCCTTTACATATTAGATTTTAGTAACGAGAGGAAATTCTTAAACTCTCGAACACTTGTCTCATACAAGACAGTCTTCGGAGCATTCTTAATTTCAATCTCCATTTGTTCAATTACTTGAGGTTTAAGGACACCGTTATCCCAAATCCAATCAACACCTTCCATTATACCATTAACAAAAGCATCTGGTGCTGATGGGTCTTGTACGATGTCAACCGTACTAAGAATAAAGTCGTCTTTCACGACCATTGCGTCACCCTTTTTCTCAAGACTACCCATACCACGAGTTGACACACCTAGTTGTACACCACCATCAAGTAGACCTTTAACAATCTTACCCATCGGAGTATCCAATATTTGTGCCTTTCCTACCACATCAACACCCTCTAATTTGAGGTCGGTGATTAGGTGAGAAACTTTATCCAAGTTAACAGTTGGACCTTCGGGATGATTTAACTCACCGACTGCCCTCTTCTTATTAACTTGGGTTTCAACGTACTGTTTAACTGCCTTTTCCATAATTGGTTTAGGGTAAACTCGTCCGTTTCTATTCTTTTTATCTGCCTGTGCGAATACACCTTCTATAACGTATTTCTTTTCGCCATCAGATTTTTTCTCTACAATACACTGTAGAGTTTCGTTTTCTGTAAATTCTGTAATTAACTTCATATATTTTCCTGTTTACATAAACATGTCATTTAAATCATTTAATAACTTAATTAGTTCATTTTTATCTTTAGGAATTTTTAATCCTAATGCTTTTAACTCTTTTACTGGCATTGTTTGTTTACCAGCATTCATTCGGGCACCAGTTATCTCATAACTGATACCTTTTGCAGTATCAAAGATAGCAGTCATTTTATCACCATCTGCTTCCCTAGGAAGATTTATAGTTACGGGACCTAATTTTGCCTCGTCTAATTTTTTTCTCATTTCTACAAAAGTTAACATTTACTATTTCTCCTAGGTTAATTCTTTTATAATTTTTTCTATTGCCTTCTTGGCGTCATTTAAACTATCATAGTGGTCTAAGTGATCACCATCAACATACGCAACAAAACTATCTTTTCCTTGAGTCACAAGTACAGGAATTTTCTTGATTGTCTTTTTGAAGACAACCTTTCCTTCTGGTTTACGACCCGCAAGTTCTGTTATGAGGTTTTTATAAGTTTTCATACATCTATTTATACATATTTATTTTTATAAAATTAACTATTTTATTCTATTTCTGCGACTATTTCTTCGTCAGATATCTCCATTTCGGCATCTGGAGTCTCTCCGTTAAAGATTTGTCCTGCAACAGATACTCTTCCCGCATCTAAT